ATATGTTGTTAAAACTATCTTGGAAGCGGATAACCCGGAAGCGGCGGAAACGCAGAGATATAAGAGAGGTACTAGGAGTCGTTTCGCCATCGGAGATAATGATATAGTTTTGCGTTTCGCCAGATTACTTTTTGAATTCGTTTTTGATAGTTTCGATAATATCAATAATAGTATCTGCTAGAGTTAACCAAAGGTTGGTGATTTCTCTGAGAGGATGGGTGAATACTTTAATAAGTGCTAGCAAGGATGCCGGCACAATAATCAGTAAGGTGATAATAAGTCCAATAATACCTAATATAGTCATGGTTGTTTTATAAAATTAATAATGCTTTGTGCTGTGTTGAAATGGCGGGTTTTGTAGGAACGGTATTCTTCTAATTCTTTTTCTAATTCAATTATACGTTTGCGTAATAAAGAGTTCTGATCTTCTGTATTGGGTAAGTCCAAATTCAATTGTGGATCAGGTATGACACCTTCATAACCAGGATGATACGGAGCTTCATCTAATATTTTTGTTGCATTGATTCTATCTTCGCTGGTAAATGTGGTCATGTCTATCTCCTTAAAGTTTCCATACCCATTGGTATCCTGTATATATTCTTTCTTTGCCAATCAAATCCATAAACTCTTTTACATAACCACCTTTACCAAGAGTATCAAAGTTATCATCAACACAAACCATGGTACCTTCTCGTAGACATGGCATAATAGCGGTCAGTTCAAAGATATGATGTAATGATGATGGATGTGGATTGGCCATGTCAAAGTCAAATGAATCCAAATACAATAAATCAATCTTACGATTCTGTGAAACCCATATCTTAGATTGGTTGTATAGAAACTTCACCGAATCAGAACAGGTCAGTTTTGCTTTCTTGGCTGTAGCAACAGCAAAAAGAACATTATCAGAATTAATATCTACTGAATAAAAATCGCCACCATGGTAATCAACAAAAGTATCAAAGATAGTGGTTGACATACCATCACCTTCAAAATTGTTTTCTTGTCGAGCACAACCAGTTTCTACAATTAATGGTTCATCTATTGCACCAACATGATTGAGCATCATAGCAAATGATGGTGCTCGCTTGGTTGTTTTATTGACCAGTTCGGTCAAATGTTTACGTTGTTCTTCGTTCATATTATAATTCCATAATATAGGCAACTACAATTATTGATATTGATACTAAAATTACTGTGAGCGTTGCATCCATAATTCCTCGCAAATTGATTCTCTAGTTGTTAATGACATACAATCTTCTATAAAGCTTTTTCTATCAAACTTATTTTCGTTTTCAACCACTTCTGGTGTAGTTTTAGCAATCACATCAACATTACCATCATGTCTTGAGAAAACAAAAATAATAACCAAAGCAAAGAAACCTGCCAACAAGAATTTCCAATACATCACACAAACAATACCAATACCAATGGCAATGATTGTAAAGATGATAATAGTTTCTAGTCGACCTTGAGTGATTCCTAAGGTTGTTAATATCTCATTATAACCCATGATTATCTGCTACGCTTAGGATCACAATGCACATTAATAGGAACTAATACTTTACCATGAATAGTCTTTTGTGTAACATACTCAACATAAGGTTTCATGTTGGCATCTTCACATTCATTAACACTGCGAATCACATCACGGCGTTCCATTTTTTCTGTTGTTTCAGCACCAGCAACCAAAGGAGGTTTAGATGCACAAGCTGGTAATAATACCAGTAAGGATAATACAATCAAATACTTCTTCACTTTAAAAATCTCCATTATAATAAATGAATAATAAAAATATTATACTACAAGTCAATACGATTAACAACCAGTCCATCTAATTGTACCATATTCTTTTCGTATAACATTACCACGGGGAAAGTTTTTAGCTGGTGCTTTCCAACTTGCTGCTTTCCAAATATCACCAGTATTCAAATCAATGAATGAATGGCAACTTCTTTGTTTCATGGATGAACCACTATCATACCAATGAAAAATTCTGACATACTTACTACCAGCTTCAAAACCGGTAGTAAAACCTAAATCACTTTTAAATTCACATCTACCACTAAAAAACTCATAATTACTCTGAATGTATTTTTGGTATTCTTCAATATGTGGAAGGAGTTTTGCTAATTTATCAATTGATTTTGTCATAATTAATCCTCAAATTGCCAACCTTCTGATTCTAACTGAGCACGACCAGCAGGTGTGGCTTTCATTTTATCCATATGGTCATGTAATGAATTTATTTCATGTTGCAACCATGCACCATTATACCACTGCTCGGCAGTATGGCAACGAGGACGATAACCATAAAGTGACTTATGGAAATCGGAATAATATCCTTGTAATTCGGCTACACTCATGTTATTAAATTCATCCATAATACTATTATAACACAACCAAGTATGGTGTCAACCAAGCTGTTGTTTTTTAGCGACATTATTGACTACCTAGTGCCCGTATTAATTGGCTAAGCAATTCTCTAGCGTGGGAATGTGGTGATGTAAAACAGCGAATCTTTTTTAAATTGGCAACCAATTCATTCTGCGTCATAAATGCTTGACCAAATCTTCAGTTTTTCTTTTTTGTATTGTCTTGCTGCATTGATTGCTGTATCAGACAATACACATTGTTCGGTTAAAATATCAATCATCGCCAACACTTGGCCAACTTCCATTTGTAATTCTTCCAAGGTTGTACCGGATTCTGGTAAAGGCCATCTTGATTCTTTACCAAAACGAAATACTTTGGATGCAGCTTGAATCACTTCAGCACATTCTTCTTGTAAAATCAATAGTGCTTCTTTTTGTTTCTCATTCATTATCATCTTCTTCAATAAATTTAATCACAGACATATAATCTTCCACTTTTTTAACTGCTTCTAATTTTGTAGCAGCAATTACTTTACAAGTGTATATTCCATCCTTCATACTAATGGTAAATGGAACTACTCCATTTATAAACCATTCTTCTTTAACATAACATTTGATTATCCATTCTCTTGCATCAAGACAACGTTTAATCATTTCGTCAGCGATCCTTTTAGGATCAAAATTATCTTCTTCAATAATATTAGACATTTTCATTCAATAATTGTTGATTACGACCTTCATTTAAAAATACTTCTACCATATGTTTAGCATCTAGTAATGTTTCCATTACATTTATTTTTCTAAACAATCTATCACCGATATAAAGTTCGACAATATAACAATGATCATTATGATAGATATTTGCTTTTCTATCTACCATATTTTCTGTGTGTAAAAGTTTCATACATCTTCTCCAAAAGCATATTTCATAGCTGCAGCTTCTGCTTCTTCTTCTGTATTATAGAATTCTGTTTTAAACAAATCTTTCTCTTTAAAAAAGTCTACAACATAAGGCGCCACAATACAAGAAGCTATAAACAAAATATCAGCGTGGCGGTGCCCATGAGCACCGAAAAAACTTACTAATTGTTCAATCATGATATCATTCCTATAAATCGATTTAAAACAACACGGTTAGCAACACGACCACCAGCATACTTACTAAATGCGGACACTAGACCACGAGTGGTGGCATTTTCTTTTACTTCAAAAGTATTATCTTCTTCAGTATTCAATGCTTCAGAACGGAGAACATAATACTCATCAAATCCAGCCGTAGTAACAACTGCAAATTTGTTTTTACGGAACTGACTTTTTACTGCATCATAATTTACGGTGCGTGGATAAAAATCACTAATCTTACGGCCAAATTCACGACCAGAAATTACATAAAAACCTAATACATTACAATTGGTACGAGCTTTTAATAACTTAACATATGCACCGGTATGACTAGCACAATTATATATGTTATCAACAATTTCTTGATGCTTAGTTGATGGATCACGGACAATCAAACCAAAGTTGTCTATGCCATAGTCTTTACCAATTCTAAGAAATCTGCCATCATCACTCATACCATAAGTTTGACGGAGTGTATGACCTTCACCATCTGTTAAGAACACAGAATTAACAACTTGTAACTTATAATGTTTCTGAAAAGCTGGAATAATTTCCATAGCGGCAATAACTGCCTCATTCAATGGTGTACCACCCATAGACATAAAGGTAGGTGTATATCTTTGGGTTTTGGCCATGAATGTTAAAATCTTGGCTGCTTTGGTAAATTCACCAGCACTCATTTTACTTGACAATAGATTCATCAAATAAAATTGATTGGTTGCAATATCACCTTTCTTTGGAGTAATTTGATATTGTGTTGAATTGAATGATTCAGGTGAAGCAAAAGCATACACATCATATGGAATGTTTACTTTCTTACAGAACATCACCAGACTGATTAATTGCTTCATGGTGTTTGCAAGATGGTCATGCATTGAACCAGACCAGTCTAAGAACATGACAAGACCATGTGATTTACCATTCGGCACTACCGAAATCTTTTTAAAGATGTCATCGTTGAATTGATAAGAGAAAATCTTCTTCATATCAAGGTCACCAGTTTTGGCAGTAGATGCACGTTTTAACTGGTCAGCATTTTTACGCAATTCAAATTCTTTAACAAGATAAGAAACTACCTTGTTTGTATCACGGCGTAATTTGGCATATTGACCATTTTCAGCTTTGTCAAAATTTAATGACCAACGAGAATATTCAGCCTCAATTTTTGAGTATAAATCTTTGTATGTAACAATACCTTTTTTCATATCGAATTTTGGAATGTTGCCGTACATATAGTTTTTTGCATTTTCAGCAAATAACTTTTTCTCATTTTGTTTAAAAGCTTCATCGGTGAAAGCACGAACATTATCATCTTCTACTTCTTTATTATCATAACGATCATCATTACCAATGATTTCAGTATCTTCGTCATCACCATCATCATGGTCATCAGAAGCTTGTTTTGAACCAGATTCGGTTTCTTCACCTTCTTCGGTTTCATCACCAAAGTCATCATCCCAATCATTGGCAAAATCTTCACCATCTTCCGATTCTTCAAATTCTTCATCTTCGGAATCTGGCATATTGGCTTTACGCTCTTCTTCTTTTTGTTTCATGAAGTCCAAAACTTTTTTGGCAACTACCAAAACATCATCATAACTTTCGGTGGTTTCAATCTCATCAAGTAATTTTCTTTCTTCGGTATCAAAACGAATGCCGAGCATTGCACCGCCTTTGCTGTGCATATTTACTCGGTCAACAAAATTCAATTCGTTTAAATCAACACCATTGGTGCCAAAGAAATTCTTTTGAGTTAGTTCAACATACGCTTTTGTGAAAGATGAACGGAGGCCAGGATATTTGTATTTGATTTTCTTTTCAATACGAACATCTTCAATAACATTTGAAATGGATTTTGGTATTTTTAATTCTGAGGCTCGAATAAGACCAGATTCAGGAGTATAAAGTGCATGGCCAACTTCGTGACCAACAAAAAGGTCATAAAGATAACCAGAAATATTCTTATCTAAAACAGGAATTGTCAAAACACGATTTTTGACATCAAAGCAAGCAGTAGGCACATTGCGCTGTTCTACTACTAAGTTTTCGGTAGCCATCAATTTGGCTAAAAGTGATTTGGATTCAAGTAATTGCATATAAGCTCCTAACGATTAATATAACAATTATACAGGAATCCTATGTTCCGTCAAGAAGTTTATTCAAAAGCGTTGTTTTTTAGCAACGATTAGAAGGAATCGTTCTCTTCCTTGAGTTTTTGGTACATTTCCTGCTCTTTTTCGTGCTGTGATAGTATTGCCCACTTGCGGCAAACGATATCCAAGCGTTTCCAATCAGGAATAAACTCATCATCGGCGATAGCATGTTCAACAAAAAACAAATCAGCTGCCATTTTTCATATCCTTATCGAAAAAATTCTGTTCAATCGCAATTGCCAACTTGTCAGCAAGATTCGGATCAAATTTTACAAGAAAATGTGCCACATCTTCAGCCGGAATGTGCCTTAAATTGAACATAATCTCATCTATACCTTTATATATTTGTGTTTCTTCCCAAGGAGCTAACATTTTCATCTCACATTTCATAATATTGATCAATCACAACGACATTTTTGCCTCGTTGTTTGGCTTTACCTAATACTATCATTGATTTTAACTCAATTTCTTTTTCTTGGCAAGATAAAGATTCAAAATATTCTTTAAAATCTTGCCATTCATCATTTGTCCAACCTTTTGGTACATTCATTATCATCTTCTCATGCTCGAAATCTCTTTAGCTTCACTATCCGTAAATACAGGCACGGCATTTGACTTGTGCATTGTACCGATGCCTTTCATTTTATCACCAGTATAAGAATATTCCGTTTTCTTGATACAAGGTATAAAACCTGTGTCAATGGATGCGTAATGGGGAGTTTCCCTGCCAACAGGAACTTTAGGAGTAGTTACAGATTTGGAAATAGTTTTGGAATTGGTATAATTACAAATCCGTGGTATTTCTAAAATTGACTTTAACCAATCTTCGTGACGTTGTTTCACGATTTTTGGAACTTTTCGTTTTTTTGACTTCGGAATGTAACCATGTATAATCATAATGTAATCTCCCACTTGGAAATTACAAGTATACTATAGTTGGAGAGAAATGTCAAGAGTAAGTGTTGTTTTTAACATACACCTACCAGAATTAATAGGAACCAAAGCTTATTTTGAAAGCGGACACCAATACTTATACTAAAAAAATCAAATAATAGTGGAAATAATGATTTTTTTTATATCATGAAATTAATATCGAATCGGTCCATCTTTTTTATATAATAATTCAACCGAATCTTCATATTCGTGATTTTTTAGTTTCTTTACTTCTGCATGTTCGCCACGGCGCTTCTTGTTATGTAGAATATTTCTTGCGTAATCGTAATCATCAGAATAATCTTGGTTTTTACGAAACTTGCCTACAAATTTTGTCACTTACATCTCCTATTTCATGGTTTCAAACGTTATGCCTCGTATCTTAGTTTCTGGCATATTATGCATATCCATATTTGACACATAAGTGATGTCAGAATTTGGATAACAAATTTTTACAATTTTGAGAAGTTGGCAGACTGTACCATCTGAATCATTGAATGAAAATACTTCACTAACACATCTTATATTTTGAATTATTTCACGGCGAGTGTTATAACTGTGAACAAATCCACCACGAGCATATATCATCCACCAATCAGAATGAACTCCTACAACCAACCAATCACCTTTCTTTCTACATTTCCGTAAAAAGTTTAAATCGTTAGAATCTAACGGATCAAATTCTCCAGCTGTTACAATAATTCGTTCTTTGATTTGCATTTAGGGTAAAAGATTTGGAAATGCCTCTTTAACAAAATTATATGTTAAACCTTTCACACCTTGATCTTTTTTAAAGATACCAATAATAACTTCAGCTTCACGGGGTTCTATTGATTCGAGAAGTTGAATCAGTAGTTCATTTTGTTTTCTTGGTGATAGTTTTTCTGCTTCAGGATGTCCTTCCTGAAATAGATATAACTTTCTAATTTCGGTAGAAAGTTGGCATCGAGATATTCCTGGTTTTGTATCAGGAATTTTATAGTTGTCTGGCATTTCTTTAATTTTCCATTTACATTCTGGATGAAATGTGAATTGTAAGACATCTACCAAAGTCTTTGATAGATTCTTCTCTATTATTGCCATTTTGTCTTGTTTTGTTTGAGCTTCTTCAAATTCATCAAAAACTTCGTATATATTTTTCATTTAAAATTCCTCAATAACGTCCATTAAATTTTTCAGTTTGTTTTCAATGAAATAATTTAACAATTTTTGGCGGGATGCCGGTTTTGTATCATCATAGGTATTTATGATTCTTTCTTTTATCTCTTTTGGAATAAAAGTCAGGTCAATAAGTGTGGCGTTTCTAGTATAGTTAGACTTATCAGTTTCACTATAATTATTTACATCTTCTTTTAGATACTTATCCAACACACCTTTAGTTATAGGTTTCTGTCTAAGGTCACGAACAAAACAATCAGATGGTGAGAACATATTTGGAATACCATCACCTTTATCGCCACGGATAATCTTCTCTTTTAATTCTTGAATAGGGTTTTCAGATTTGATAAACTTCTTTTGTGCAGGATTATATTGTTTTACATTACTACCATAATTCTGTAATTGTAAAAAATCACCATCACTAGAAAGAATCAAAATCTTTTCATGTGTAGCATAGATTGGTACAAGTGTGCCAATGATATCATCTGCCTCTGCACCATCTACATCAACCACTTTGTATGGGAAATTTTCCTTGAGTTCCAATTTAAATTTGGTTAACATATCAAAAATTAAATGCCAATCTAAATTAGACTTCTCTCTGGCCTTTTTACGACCTGCTTTATAAAAAGGAAAATATTCTTTTCTCCAATATTTACGATTATCACAACACAATACCACATCACCATAATCTTTACGGAAATTACGAATGTGTATACGGAGAATATTTAAAATCATATGTCTA